TTGTATCTATCCCGTCAATCTCGATGTTATCTATTAGGTCGTAATTCATTTGTCTGTGCTTTGTGCCTCGTCTAAGTTTTTGATTTCGTTTGACGATAGGGCGGTTACTATTGCCTCTTGGTTGTGTGCTATATCTTTAACTAGGGAGTGAAGATTTGATAGCCTTGTCTCTAACTCGGATACCCGTTTCCTCAAAACTTGCTTGTTTAGCGGTTTGCTTTGTTTCTCTAATTTTGGCATTTGCTTGCTCATAATCTAATTGTTTTTTTAGTGTAGCGCGTTCCATTTTTATAAAGGCGCTCATTTGGTTATTAATAAAAAATTGTATTCTCTCCTCTGGTATGCCGTCTAGTAGTTTCTCTAGCTTTGGCTTGTTTTCTTTTAGGCTTTTTATCTCTAGCTTTAGCTTTACATTTGCCTCTATTAATTCCTGCCTTTGTCTTACTACCTCGTCAATCGAGCCGACCTCTGCGACTATCTCCTCTACTGACGGAGTAGGCTCTAGTATTCCCTCTAAAGCGTGAAAGCTCTTTTTAAAAAATACATCAAATTTATAATGTACATTAAATTTTTTAAGAGAGTGTAATACCGTAGAGTGGTCATGTTTTGTAATAGCTCCTATCTCTGCAAATGGTCTGCCCGTTAACTCTCTAGCGAAATGATAAAATAAACATCTAGCCATTACATACTCTCTTTGTCGTGTGTTTTTATTTATTTGTAATCCTGTAACCTCCTCTACTGCGTCCTTAATTGTTTTTAACATAGTTCCTCTTTAAATTGTTTAAACTCTTCTAGGCTGCGGATAACTACGTATGTGAATCCTTGAGACTCTAGTAGTTCCTGCCATAGTATTTGCTCTTTGCTTTGCTTTCCTTTAGCGTTTTTTAGCTCAATCATAAAGGCTTGGCTCTGGTAATAGTAAACCATATCCGAGCGCCCTTTGATTAATCCGAGCGCTTTGTTTCTATTGCCGTCTATTTTATTAGCCGAGTTGTTTAGGTTATAGCAAAGTAAACCTCTCTCTGTGGGGTAGTTATTCCAATGCCATTGGAAAATCTGCGTTTGTATTTTAACCTCGCTCAACATCTGGCTCAAATATAAAGTAAAAATCGTCTAGGTTTACAGATAGAAATTTCTGCATAGTTGCCATAGTTAAAAACGTAACGTCGTAAACGTTATCGGTTGCCTCTAGGTCTTTAATAATTCGATGCGCTGTAAATGGATACTCCTCGTTTAATAAAGATAGCTTATCCTTTAAATCTGGTTGCAATTTTTGTAGTAAGTTTTTCATAATATAAAATTTTGTTTTTTCAAAGATATATAAAGTTATAACTTATAAACAACCTTTTTAACTAAAAACTTTAAATCTTTTTTTATTTACATACTCAAAAGACTTTTTATATCCTACCGCCTCAAGGAAATCTCTAGCGTCCTCTCGGCAGGTTTTACGATGCAATACCCAAGCCGCCGTTATATATTTATCATGTACAGCTTGCGCAAGCTCATTGTTAGACATCTCGCTGTAGTTTTTAATTACCTCGTTTTTTATTAGCTCAAGTCTAGCAATCTCTGCCTCCTTTTTATTTATGAATTTATGCTCGCAATAAGGGCAGACTTTAGCAGAGGCTAATAGTATAGCCTTACATTTCGGGCAATCTTTTACGGGCGCAGGCTGCTCTCTTGTAAGTTTCTTTTTTAAGCTCCAGTCTCTAGGGTTTTCCCAATGCCCTAGCCGTTTGATGTTATTGCCAAAGTCTAGGATATTAAAAGAGTTTAGTTTGTCTGTAGTCCTCGAGCCTCGTCCGCACATTTGCAGGAATAAAGGGAGCGAGGTTGTAGCTCTGTATAGTATTATAGTCTCGATGTCTGGTTGGTCAAATCCTGCGTTTAATATACCGCAGTTACAGATAATTGCTTTCGGGGTTTTATCGTACCAATCTAGTATCGCCTCTCGCTCATTTTTAGGGGTATTTCCGTCTATATGTTTTGCCTCGTAACCTCTTGCATTAAATTGAGCGCAAACGACCTTAGAGCTGTTTACATTCGATGCAAACAATAAGGTCTTTGTATTCTCTGTTAACCGTATCCAATTATCTACGACTCCGATATATGTTTTGTTATCCTCGTAATAGCTTGCGGTATCAAAATCCGCTCCTGTGCGCTTTAGTCCTTTGGTATCTATTGGAACGCCGTAGCTATTTGCAGAGCATAGGAAACCCATTTTAATAAGTTCGGGTGTATCTATTCGTTGCACTATAGCGGTGTAAAACTCGTCAAGAGATACGGCAGACTTTCCCTTGCGCTCTGGTGTAGCCGTCGCTCCTATTACGTAGGCGAGGGGGTTAATCAGTGGCAAGAGTTTTGTAAAGATATTCAAGTGTGCCTCGTCGATTACTACTAGGCTTTTAGACGCTAGGAAACTTTTATAAGTCTCTTTGCGTCTGTCTATTGTTTCGACCATTCCAACGTGTAGCTTTGCTTGTAGGTCTGGCTTTGAGCCGCTCGTAATATATACGGGAGTGAGTCCGAATTTCTCGAAAGAGCTACCTGCTTGTTTTAGTAGCTCGCTCCTATGCGTTAATACTAGGACGTTACCTCCACGCTTTAAATGCTCACTAATTAAGTAGGTAAACATTATCGTTTTACCTGCGCCTGTCGGAGCGCAAAGTATAGTCCTGCGGTTTCTCTTAAAAGAGTTGCGCAAGGATTTGATAATCTCGTTTTGGTATGGTCTTAATTGTATCACTCTAGTATATGCTTATTATTAATAACCCCTTTCGATAATCGTTTTAAATTGTTTGCGTCGGTTGTCTTGCCACGCAATGAGTCCGCTAAGTCTTGAGATTTCTTTTTTAGCCTCTGCAATTCTCTGCTCCCCGTTTGAGCTTTCTCGTATTGCTTTATAACCTTTCTCAATTCTTTTTTGGATTGCCTCAAGCTCTGCTCTAATTCCGTCGTTTCGTTTTTGAGTTTCTCGTATTGCGTTGCGAGTTCTCTCGATTTCAATAGTCGGCTGTTGTAGCTTGTCGATAGCTCTTTCTGACGCTGTAAACTCTGCGATAATATCTCTGGTATCATTCATTGAGTGTATAGGTTATATTACAACGGCAGTAATTAGGCTCTACAGATTGCAGCTTTTGGATATACAAAGCGGCGTCCATTAACTCCTCTTTTAGATGCTGCAAAAAATCGTCTCTGTTGTTATCCTCTAGGGTAGTATTATATTTCTTTATCCCTGCCTCCGAGCGTGCGTCAAACTCTGCCTTTAAATCCTCTAGTATTTTGTCTTTCATTTGCGGTTGCTTTGTGAATTTTTTTATTTTCTGTTCGTTTTCGTATCTAAATTTTTCGGTTAAACTCATAGCTTTTATATTAAAACATTGTTAGTTGTTGTTGATGTTGTTTAAGTCTTTTCATTGCGGCGTTGTAATACTCTGTATCTAACTCGCAAGCGGTTAAATCAAAGTTTAAGTTATGGCAAGCTAAAGCAATAGAGCCAGAGCCTAGATGTGTATCTAGTATTTTATCTCCCTCTTTTGCGTAATTCATTAGCGTAAACTCATATAGCGAAACAGGTTTCTGTGTGCTGTGTATTTTTGTGGTTTGATTGTGTTTGTATATTGAGTATTCAAATATTTTAGCAGGTGTTTTTAAACCCATAGATACATATGCTAATTCACATCTTGCAAAGTTTGGCATTGCTTGTTTTTTATCCCAAACCAAAAAATATTCACTTTCAGGCAAAGTAAAATTATTAGCGCCCCAAACTATTTGATTTTTAGAAACCCTAAATAATTCATTCCAATATTCAACTGTTGGCTTAATGTTATTGACTAATGCCATTTTTTGAAATCTTTTAGCGTGTACACTTTTAGTGTCTAAATCTTTTTCACTACACTTTTTAAACCTTTCTATCCCATAAGGCGGATCGACTATTGCCAAATCAAAATGATTATCTGGATAGCGAGCCATTAACTTCATATTGTCCTCGTTTGTTATTTTCATATATATAAAAAATAAAGGGGAGC